TCACCCGCGTCACCAGCACTGCCTCGCAGCAGAAGCTCGTGATCAGCTCGGATGAAACCGCCCGCTTCGTTCGCGTCACCTACACGATCGGTGGCACCAGCAGCCCCTCCTTCACCTTCTCGGTGAATGGCGTTGGCGTCAAGAAGTACGGCTAAGCCGCCGTATAACCGGGCCGCGTAGCTTACGGGCTGCGCGGCCTAATTCCTACGCACTTACGCATCGCCTGACGAAGCCCCATGCCATTCGGATACGACAGTGGTTTTGACACGGTTTCGCTTGGCACGCTGACCAGCGCAGGCGTTACCTCCACGGAAACGGTTACCGGCGCCGACATGACCTTCCAGGTCACCGTCAGCAACATCGGCACCAACGTGGTGATCCGGTTTGAGGGCAGCCTCGACGGCACCAACTTCTTCAACCTAAGTTCCACCAACACCGATACCACCATTACAGCCAACGGCACTTACGGCTACGCACTAAGCGGGTGCCCGGTGCAATACGCACGCTTGCGGCTTGTAAGTATTTCCGGTGGTACGCCTAGTATTGCAACGGTACTCGGTGTTAGCTGATGGCTGAGCGTCTCGGCACACAACTACAACCCAGCGGCCTGCAGCGAAGTTTGAACACCGGACTTCTACCCACAGCTGAAAATGCTGTTATAGAAACTTCAGCCGAACCGCTTGTATATGCTTCTGTATTTAGCGGCTTATTCATCTTCGGCTCTTCAGTCACTGAAGCAGGTAGTAGCTGGCTTGTAGCAGCATGATCACCGAAAACACCGACTTATTCCTAGCCGACTTCGGCGTAAGCGTTGTAGCCGGCGCCATAACCGGCTTAGGCATCCTCGACATGCCCAGCGAACTAATTGTCGATGGCCAAGTAATCAGCACCGAATACACACTTACTTGCGAATCCGCTAAGTTCGGCGACCTACTCTACGGCTCAAAACTTACCGTAAACGGCGCCGCCTATACCGTACGCGCCAACGTCCTAATTAGCGATGGGGTGTTCACGCAACTATCCCTACAACGCGACCTAGAAACCACGCATACCACCTCCACCACCCCCATTAGCGCTAACGGCGCTGTGGTCTCGATCGACGACCTCGGCCTAGATCAGCTCAACCCACTGATCGACGGCGGTGCCGCCTCCACCACTTACATTGATGGCAACGACATCAGTGGGGGTACAGCATGAGCACCATCGCCCAGATCCAACTGCGCACGGACACCGCAGCGGCCTGGACCGCCGCCAACCCCACGCTCCTCTCCGGTGAGGTGGGCATCGAGTCCGACACCCGCAAAATCAAGGTCGGCACCGGCTCCACCGCCTGGAACGCCCTCCCCTACTACAGCTTTGCCGACACCGACCTGGTACGCGGCCAGGCCAGCAAGATGGACGCCGGTACAATCACGATCACCACCCAAGGCGTCTACGTCACCACGGGACTTACCGGCATCTTCGACACCGCATCCGCAAGCGGCATGACGCTCGGCACCACCGATACCTTCGCCGTAAAGAACACAAGCGGTGCTACTCGTCTAATGCAAATTTATGGTAGCATCGACGCCAAGACCGCAAGCGGCAATAACAAAGTCCTAGGCATCAAGCTGGCCAAGAACGGTACTGCCTTAGACCAAACGGAGTGCCGCGCCTTCACCGGCTCCGGGGGCGACGAAGCCAAACTCGTCACCAACTGGATGATCAGCATGGCTTCCGGCGATGAAGTGGCGCTGCGAATCGCCAACCACAGCGGCACCGAGAACATCAGCTTTGGTCGCGGCCGTCTCGTCGCCACCGAGGTGCGCTGATGACAACCAAGCGCGAGCAAATCCTTAGCGCCGTGCGCACAGCGCTCGTCGGCACCGTTGGCGTTGGCACGCGCATCTACCGCAGCCGCGTCGAGCCTGTGGCACGCGCCGAGAGCGCCGCGCTCATCGTCGAGCCCGTAAGCAACGTGCCGACGCAGAACACATCGCTGCCCACACTCGATCACACACTAAACATGCGCGTGGTGATTATCGTGCGCGACGCAGTGCCCGATCAAGCCGCCGATCCCATAATCGAATCGCTACACAGCAAACTAATGGCCGACCTCACTTTAGGCGGCCTCTGCATAGACATCCAACCAGGCCCCACCGAATTTACCTTAGAAGCTGCCGACACCCCCGTAGGCGTAATTTTCAACAACTTCCGCATTCTTTATCGCACGCAAGTGGCAACGCTAAGCAGCTAAGCCCGCAAACTGTGCCATGTCCGCCACGTAGAATCGCCGCAGCCCCCAAGCACTTATGGCAAGAACTACAGCACCATCCGAGGATGTCCTGAGCAGCGAAGTTGCCGAGGACAATCTGCAGGAGCTGGAACAAGAAGCCGCAGCAGAATCTGTTGAAGCGCCCGCACCTATGCTTATTGATGAGTACAGCGGCCAAGGCGGCTCGTACACCCTCGACTCCTCAACCGGCCAGCGGACGCTTGTGCAGCGTACGCAGCATTCAGACACCCCCAGGTAATTCACGATGGCACTCCTCACTCGTAAGCGCCTCCTCCTGGCGGAGATCGAGGCCACCTACGGCTCCGACCCCTCTCCCTTGGGCACCGACGCCGTGCTGGTCCGTGACCTCAACATCACGCCGGTCCAGAGCGAGAGCGTCAACCGTGACCTCGTTCGTCCTTACCTGGGCGCATCCGAGCAGCTGCTCGCCAACGTCCGCGTTGAATGCACCTTCAGCGTTGAACTGGCCGGAAGCGGCGCTGCCGGCACCGCACCCCGCTACGGCTCGATCCTGAAAGCCTGCGGCTTCGCTGAGACCTCCATTACCCCTGCTGTCACCGGCACCGCCACCGCGGGCGCCCTGAACAGCATCACGCTGGCCGTCGGCTCCAGCGCCACCAACGACGCCTACAAGAACCAGATCATCCGCATCACCGGCGGCACTGGCAGCGGCACCGTCGCGCTCGTCACCGGCTACGTGGGCTCCACCCGCGTCGCCTCCCTCCGCGCCCTCGCCGGCAACGTCACCCCCGACAACACCAGTGTCTACAGCATCGGTCTCCAGACCATCTACACCCCCGTCAGCAGCGCTTTCAGCTCGGTAACCCTCTACTACAACATCGACGGGGTTCTCCACAAGCTCACCGGCGCCCGTGGCACGTTCTCGCTGAACACCACTGTCGGCCAGATTCCTACCCTCGATTTCAGTATGACGGGCCTGTACAACGCCCCCACCGACGCCGCTGCACCTTCCGTAACCTACGCCGACCAAGCCACCCCGCTCGTCTTCAAGGCAGGCAACAGCGGCGGCTTCAACCTCCTCGCCTACTCCGGCTGCCTCCAGTCGGTTGCCATGGACATCGGCAACAGCATCATCTACCGCGAACTCGTCGGCTGCACCAAGGAAGTGCTGCTCACCGATCGCTCGGTGTCCGGCACCGCAACGATCGAAGCACCCACCATCGCAGAGAAGGACTACTTCACCACCTCTCTCACCGACAACGCCCTGGGCGATCTTTCCTTCATCCATGGAACGACCGCCGGTAACATCGTCTCGCTTGTTTCCAACCGCGTGGACATCGGAGCGCCCAGCTACTCCGACCAGGACGGCATCCACATGCTCGCCCTGCCCTACACCGCTGTCCCCTCCACCGCCGGCAACGACGAGATCCGCCTTATCTACGCCTGAGCCACGCCGCCGCGTACCACCAGCCCCCTAAGCCACGCCGCTTAGGGGGTTTTTGCTGCGATGCCGCTTACGCGAAAAGCACCTACACTAAGCCGGTACATCCAGTAACTCATCCGAACAGCTTATGGCGTTCGTTCGCAAGAAGGTCAAAACCTTCAAGTGGCCTGTAACCATCGAAGAACCTGCTGACGGCGGCACGTTCGACTCCAGCACCTTCGACATCACCTTCAAGCGCCTGGGCCGTAAGGAGTTCGGCAAACTCAGCGAGAAGGGCGATCTGCCCCTGCTCAAAGCCGTAGTGCTCGGCTGGAACGGCATCAGCGACGAAGACGGCACCGACCTCCCCTTCTCCATCGAAGCGCTCACCGACTTCGCCGACGACCCCTACTGGGTGCGCGGTGTCCTGAAGGCTTACACCGAGACCTTCGACGGCGCTAAGCAGGGAAACTGAGAGGCGCGGCGGAGTTCTGGGTAAGCGGAAGCACTAAGCGCGAGGAGGACAAGACCGAAGACGATGCCAAAGTCTTCGGTTTAGTCTTACCCGAAGACGCGAAACCCAAACCCGCCGCCCCTTACGAGGTCTGGGACGAAAACTGGGACATCGTAATGATGTTCCTAAGAATGCAGACGCAGTGGAACACCACCATGGCGGGCTACCTCGGCTTGAAATACGAGGTGCTGCTGATGCCTGGCGGCCTGATGGACCTATACTGCGTGGACGACCGCCTCGACATGCTGGAGGGCCTGCAGATCATGGAAACTGCCGCTCTCAGCGCGTTGGCTAAGGGGGAGGATAAGCAGGATGGCTAAGCAGATTGAGGATATTATTGTACGTTTAGGCTTAGAAAAGTTTGAAGGCTTAGATAAGATCCGCAGCTCGTTTCGTGACTTAAGCAAAGTCACAAAGATGTCCGAGCAGGACATCATAGGTGCCCGCGATAGTATATTTGAATTTGCTAAGACAGCCGGTAATAGTGAAGCAGTAACCAAAGGTCTTGTATCAGCACTACAAGGTCTGCGATCTCAGGCCGATATGTGCGGCGATGCGTACGAGGAACTAAGGCGCGATATTGAAAACGTAGAAGCAGCTTCACGCGGGTACACCGCACAAGCAGTAGCCCAACGGGCTAGCCTCTCCGCCCAGTACGGGGCTATTACAAACAATACAGAAGCACTGCGGCGTCAGCGTACCGCTCTGATTGAGCTGCAGCAAGCCACCCGAGGAGGATCGCAACTATTTACGCAGCTCGGTACAGACATACAGAGAACCACAACTAGACTTGAAGAAATAGAAGGAATACAAAGGCGCACCAACGCAACTTTGAACAGGGGACTACCCTCGTCTTCGGCAAAAATCCGTAGAGACTTACAGGATGTACGCGATCGAATCTCCCTAGAACAGGCAGAACTAGAGCGCCTTCAAACACTTACTGCTGCAGAACGCAGACAATTCAGCCAAGGCACAGAGCTACGAGGACAATCTGGTGTAACCCGAGCCATTGCCGAACAGGAGCGTATACTTGCGACCTTTAGACAGCAAGCAGGCGCCCTAGACCTAAGCGAAAACGTAAGACAACGACGGCAAGCGGTAAGAGACGCAAATGCTCTCTTCATGTCGCCAGACTTTACTGGCACCGGCTCGCGTACCGCAGAAGGCTTAACCCGCAGCTTTGGCGATCTACCTAACACTCTCGCAGGTATAAACCAAGGCCTTTCTGAGCTGCGCAACCGGCTTGACAATACAACTATAGGTACAACTGCGTTTACTGATGCGGCTATACGCGCAGCTGCGGCGCAACGGGAGCTGAGAGAAGCAACACAGGGAGTAGCGGCGGCTTTTGTGCAGCAGCTAAGAACAGGCGATATTGCGCCATCCCTAACAAATCTGCGGGAAGTCATATCTTCTGTACGCACTGAGCAGGGACTGCTCGACACAAGCAGCACCGGCGGTGCCCGCGCATTCCAGCTACTGGAACGTCAAGCTCGCTCGCTGGAGCGGCAGCTCAGCGCACTGCAAGCTACGCAGGCAAGTCTTGCTGCCACCCCCGTAAGCGGCTTTAGGGAATTTTCCCAGTCAATAACACCTCAAGTAGGGGACGCGGCCATACAGGGCTCCATCCGCAGAAATAGGGAGCGGCAAGAAAGAGAACGTCGCCGCCTGGAACGTGAAGCCGCCGACTTCTATTCCAGCCAACCGACAGCGCCTCTACTGCTTCCTGCCGCTGGGCAAACAACGTCCACAGGACGTGGCATGGCAAGAAGGCGACTAAGGATGATAGAGGAGGAGGGACCGGAGTTCGGTACATATGGATCTGGGGTAGAGACGGTGTTTGGCGAATCCACACTTCGTCGCCCGCGTGCTCGTGCCTTTATGGGCTTACCAGCGTTGCCGGAAGCCGAAACCGGACTTCCCTCCCGCTCGGGTACATCTCCGCAAGCCATGGAAGCGCAACGCGCTACCGCTGCCCGTACCGCGACTGACCTAAGTGCGTACAGACGCGCAATACGCGAAGCCGCCGCCGCTAACATAGGCAGCGTAAATAGTCTAAACGCATATAAAGACGCGCTGGAAAATATGCGCAGCGCTATTGCACCGACAAATGCAGACTTTGGACGCTTGACCAAGCGTATAGAGGCTGTTGATACGCAGATAGAGAAACTTAACCTACGCACTACTCGCCGCAAACCGCTATCGGGGATGCAGCTCGCCCAGGGCGTCGGCGCGGCGCTTAGCGGCGGCATCTTCGGCGGCCCCGAGGGCCTGATCGGCGGCCTGGCCGGTCTACCTTTTGGTGTGGGCGGCGCTTTCGCTGGCGCGGCTTTTGGTGCGCAGGTCGGCATGTTCCGCCAGCAGCTCGGCACAGTGACCGAATACTCGGCCCGCATCGACAAGCTCCAGATCGCTCTGCGGGGCATCGTCGGCTCACAGGACGCTTACAGCCAGGCTTTGTCCGCAGCCGCCTCGGTTACCCGCGACCTCAACATCCCCCAGGAGGTTGCGATCCAGGGCATGACCCGACTGAGCGCCGCCGTCAAGGGCGCCGGTGGCACGGTTACCGACTCGGCCTTCGCGTTCCGCGCGGTTAGCGAGGCAGTGAAAGCCACTGGTGGCAACGCCGAGCAGGCCGATGGCGCCCTCCTCGCACTCACGCAGGTCTTCTCCAAGGGCAAGGTCAGCGCTGAAGAACTCAACCAGATCGCTGAGCGACTGCCCGGCACCTTCACCCTCTTCGCCAAGGCGGCCGGCATGACCGGCCCTCAGCTGCAAAAGGCGCTCCAGCAGGGTCAAGTAGGTCTGAACGACCTCATGAAGTTCCTGCAGCTAATCAGTACCGAGTACGGACAAACGGCACTCAAGATCGCCGATTCTAGCCAAGAGGCCGGCGCTCGCCTAAGCGTTGCAATGAAGAACATGCAGCTAGAGGTGGGACGCGCTCTGCAACCTATCGGCGCCGCCTTGCAAAACGCATTCGTTGACTTTATTACTAACACCACACCTGCAGCGGTTGCAGCGTGCAAAGCAATCGGAAACGCACTTACGTTTATCGTCGTAGATCCGGTAGGCAGCGAACTCGCTAAGCTAACCCTTAATGTAGGTTTAGCTACCGCCGGAGTATTACTGCTTGGACCCGCACTTAAGGCCCTAGCTGCAGCTTTTACATACGCTAAGACGCAAGTTTTGGCATTGACTGCTGCTATGGCTAAGAATCCGTTGACGCTGCTTGCCATAGCGGCTACAGCTGCAGCTATAAAAGTTGCAGATGTCCTACTCAACCAAAAACGACTTAATGATGAAGTACAGCGTAGCTTAAACATAGCGTCTAAAGCTCCCTCGGGTAGCGTAGCATCTCAAATTGCCAAAACAGAGTACGAGCTTCAGGCCGCACGTAAAAAAGCTGCCAGTGAACTAGATAAGGCATCCGATCCCTTTAATTTCGGGTTCAGCGCAGCTGAAGCTGCAGCACAGGTTGTACGCCTTGAGGATAAGCTAGTTAGCCTTAAAAAGACCTATAAGGTTCGTCTTGAACTTGATACTATATTCAAGGGAATAGATCCTACCGCTGGTGTACCCACTGGATACAAAATTGTTAATGGGCGTCTAGCTTACCTTAGCCCTGGGCAGGGCTACATCGACGCTGAAACAGGTAAGCCTGTTGCTACTGGACCTACCAAATTCGCGGAAGGACAAGCAGATGGTAAAGACAAGCAAGCTAGTTCCTACCTACAAGCGTTTGAGCAGCGCGAAGAAGCCATTACACAGGCACGCCTTCAGCGCGAAGAGCAGATTGCGGAACTCCGCAAGCAGTCGCTGGAACAGGCCCGCCAGCTGGAGCGCCAGTTCGCCGATGAGCGGCGTGCCCTGGAACGTGAGATAGCTCAAAGCAAGCGGGGTACGGCGGACATTGAGGAGGACATCGCTAGGCAGCAACGCCTCTTGGCCGGCGAAGACCCTCGCCTGATTGAAGCCGAGCAGCGCATCGCTGATGTCTACCGCGAAGCCCGCGAACGCGACATCAAAATAAAAGAAGACTACACCGACCGCGAGTTTAACCGCGCACGCACCGTCGCGGACTTCCAGAAAAACACAGCGGACCAAATCAACAAAGCTAACGAAGCGTACGCTAAAACGCTTGGCAATATACACCGCACCTACGCACGCGACGTGGGCAAAATTCTGGATGAAGCCAGCGGCAAGACGGCTAGGCGTTTGGCTGCGGCGGGCAGGCTAATTACAGCTATATCTGATCTACAAGCCTTACAAGTACAGCGCGTGCGGCTCGGTGTGTCCCCTGTGCCGTCTGCGGCAGATATGGCTCCCGAGTATAAACAAAAGTTAGATGATATAGAGCGCTTCAATAAGCAGCTTTTGCAGTCACGCCGTCAACAACAAGTTACTGCAGATAGCTTCTTTACCGCTTATGCGGACCAGCCACAGTTTGAAGACGTTGCAGGTTTGCAACCATTTCCGCTTCAAAAGATGCTGAAGCAGATCGGGCGACCTTTCACTCGTTTGTACAACAGAATTGAGTCGGCGGCTGAGAGTGCGTACCCATATTCGCGTAGAGAGGTCAAGCAGATGCTTGCACCGGATCCTAAGCGCACGCAGCGTGTCCTAGAGCGGGCGGAGAGAGTAGAAAACGTAAGACAAACATGGTCACCCGTCGATGCAGAGTGGCGGCAAAGAGACAATAACTGGAGGAGCAACCCGCGCAGCAAGCCCGCCGCAGCAAGCTTCTCCACGTTTGAACAGGTTTTAGGAAACTTAACAGACACGGTATTCAAGAAGCTTAACTCACAGGGCGCCATTTACGGTATTCTTGGCGATATTAGTGACTATCTATCCGATGCCCAGCTTCGTATAATAAAAACTGGAATTATGGAGCAGCTAAAGCAGGGCACTGCTCCTAGTCGTCTACTGCAACACACAGACGGCAGGTCTAGTTTCACGTCAAGGCCTAATATAAAGAGTGCAATCAAAAAGTTGACGCTACAAGCTATTACAGAGCTGCAACGAGCTGGCGCAAAACCTGGCATAGCTGGTGAGTATAGCCCACTTATTTTCGATCAGCCGCGCATCGTACCAGGCGTAGCCATAAATTTTGAAGGCGCTATGCTGCCAGGCGGCTTTGGAACGTCGAAGCTTGCCCGCAACCTAGGAAACGTCGCCTCCGGCCAACTGCAGGGTGTACTTGCAGGACTAACAAACACACTCATTGCCGGAACCCCTTACCGCGTAGGCGATCCAGTTGGTCCGAACATCCGCCCGATTCCTGTGCAGCCGGCCACGAAGGGCGCTCCAGAATCCAGCGCCGCCGCTGAGGATGCCGCACTATCCCAAGGTGCTAAGCAGCTACAGCTTGATCTACTTAAGATTCGCGTAGATAGCGTAAAACCACTTGAAGATCAAACACGCCGCCTGCAGGAGCAAAACGACCTATTCAAAGCACAACAAACTTACTTACAGCAAGGCATTACGCCGGCACTTGCAGAACAGTTCGCCCAAGTCGATCAGCTGGGAGCGTTGCAGCGGCAAATAGCCGAGACGGAAAATACAGATGCCGTAAACAGAGCCCGTACTGCGGGGGCTAGTGAGCAGCAGATACAGACGCTTATTCAGCGTCACAGTACGCTAACCGCTCAGATCGACTCCAACGTGCAGCGCGTAAAAGACTTGGCTGTCGCCTATGAAGACGCCCAGAAGGCAGCACGCTTCACACAGGATGAGCGTATCGGCCTCGGCCTACGCGAAGGCGCCGAAGCTTACGTCCAGTCAATCGGCACCATGCGCGAGGCCACGGCCCAGCTCGCCCAGACCGGCATCAAGGGCGTCGAGGACGCCATCTTCAGCCTCGTCACCACCGGCACCGCCAACTTCCGCGAGTTCGCCGCCTCGATCCTTAGGGATACGGCTCGCATGATCATTCAGCAGCTAATTCTGCGCAGCGTTATGCAGATCATCGGCGCCGTTGCTCCTAGTGGTGGTAGCTTCGGTAAGGGGTACTTCGATCCAATTACGGGCAAAGGGGCCGCTGGACCGAACTTCGGTTTTGCCATGGGCGGCGCTTTTGCGAAGAACGGCATCGTCCCCTTTGCCATGGGTGGCGCGTTCCAGCACGACGTGACCGCTTACGCCATGGGTGGTGTCGTCGATCAGCCGACTATGTTCAAATTCGCTGATGGCGGCGCCGGCCGCCTCGGGCTTATGGGCGAGGCTGGCCCGGAAGCCATCATGCCCCTACGCCGCCTCCCCAGCGGAAGGTTGGGCGTCGAGGCAGGCGGCGCTGGAACGGGCGTCGTCGTCAACGTGAACGTGGACGCCAAAGGCACCGCCGTCGAAAGCGATCAAAGCAATGGCCAAGCGCTAGGCGCGGTCGTAGGCGCAGCCGTGCGTGCGGAGATCGTCCAGCAACAACGCCCAGGCGGACTGCTTGACTCCAGTCGCCGGCGATGACGACATTTACATACACACCCGATTTTCCTGCAGAAGAGCGGTCGCAGCCGCGCATCCGTGGGTACGAGGCAAATGGATTCACACTCCGCGTCGAAGATGGAATAAACCTTCTCACAGATAAGTGGCCACTTACATTCTCCGCTCGCAACTCCACCGATCGCACTAATCTGCTGAGCTTCTTCGCCACGCAGAATGGCACAACCCCCTTCACCTGGGTAACGCCCTTCAACGAAACAGCTCAATTTATCTGCACAACTTGGGACTTAACCCTCGACTCGTGCCACCTTACAACAATCTCCGCTGAGTTTCAACTGGTCTACGTACCAGGGCAAACCAACATACCCGTAAGTAATGTACCTTCAACCGCCTTTACATGGATCCCTGACTTCACTACATCAAGAAACTTAGATAGCAAAGCGCGTAGGTCCGAATACGGGGATGGTTACGGACAGTCCGTAACTTTTGGCATAAACGCAGAAACAGAGAAGTGGTCACTCGTACTCAATAATCTCACCAATACGGAACGCGATGCCATCCGCGCTTTCTTGCGTGGAGCGGCCCGCACACCTTCATTTGAGTGGCAGAGCCCCTTAGGCGACACCGGCGACTATATCTGCGATGCCTGGACAACAACCTTTAACAAGTTTAACAACAGTTCGATTCGTGCTGACTTTACAAGAGTCTACGGTACGTTCCTTGTGTCCTTCGCAGGCTACGCACCAGGCTTCAACGCAATTATCTCTTACGACTTTGTGGGCGGCGCTGCTTATAGGGTCGCTCCTGGTATCACTGCAGTTATAGAGGCGGACTTCACAGGCGGATCCGCCCTTGCACCCGCAGCAGGTATCACCGCCACGATAGAAGCCGCCTTTGTCGGCGGTTTAGCGTCTACAGAAGCGCCTACACCACCTCCTTCTAGCACCGAAAGCGCTAGAAGCTTCTGGAGCGACTGGGCTTATTACGACCCCGACATATTCTTGTACATCGAAGAAGCAACTGCGGATACAGGTAGCACTACAAGCTTCTGGAGCCACTGGAAGCACTACGACACCGAGATATTCCTGTACGAAGAGGGCACGCCTACAGCAGCCGAGACGCCCGTGTACTGGAACAGGTGGCAGTCCTGGACCGAAGACCCTCCGCTGCTTTTTGAGGAGTCGTCCTAAGCCTCGCTACACTGAGCACATAAGCGTCCATCATCTACGCCCTACCCGTTATGGCAGCCCCCAATATCAAGAGCGGCAGCTCCGTCACGACCGTCACCGGCAAGACCGTGGGCTATGCGGTGACTACCTCGATGGCTGCAGCGTTGAGCAATGGCGCCAGCAGCGGCAAGGTGCTGAAGATTAACTCGGTGTACTGCGCCAACGTGGACGGCTCCGCAACTGCTGACATCAGTTTGGAGCACTACAACGGCACGACGGGGTTTGCGATCGGCAAGACCATCGCCGTACCGGCTGACGCCACTCAAGTCCTCGTAACCCGCGAGGCATACATCTACCTAGAGGAAGGCCACAGCCTCCGCGCACAGGCCAGCGCTGCTGGCGACCTGGAGCTGGTCATCAGCTACGAGGACATCAGCTGATGCTCGGCTTCAACGGCGGCCTCATGGGCGTTCAGCGCACGCCTGCAACCAGCTCAGCGCCGGGCCTCTGGTTCCAGAATGAGCAGAGCGTGGCGAAGCGTGCCGGGATTTGGCCGCAAGTCCTCACCGATCCCACGGCAGGGCTGTCACCTGTCCTTTGGTACGATTTTGCCGATGAGACTAAAGTGACAACTTCGGGCTCAGCAATCACTGCGGTTACAGACAAGGGAAGCAATGGCTGGACATTATCAGTTGGTGGCACAAGCCCACAGTATGTGACTGGCATCAACAGTAAAAAGTGCTTGGACTGGGGCACAAGTCCATCTCACGCCAACTTCATGTATAACAGCAGCAGCACTTCCACAACAATCGGCGAGGTGTATGTAGTTGTCGATGCAAGCTTCGGTGGCACTGCAAGCAATTATGCCGGCCTTTTTACTTCGTACACCAATGCCTGGTACATGCTGGCATACAACCAATCGCTTGATGAGTCGGGCACAGGCTTCAATCGGCTGTTTGTCAATGGTGGCACCAGCAACAGGTTCTCAGGAGCGTTATTTAACTCGCCTTCTATTGACAACCCTGCGATCATGCGTATCAATAATTCATCCAGCACCACGTTCAGCACTACTGGCGGCTTCCAGATTGGCAACGATCGCGGCAACTCAAACCTTAATCGCGGCTGGTGCGGCTTGATTGGCGAATACATCGTCTTCTCCTCTGTGCTGAACAGCACTGATCGAGACTCACTGCAGGCATGGTTGGCCTTCAAATGGGGCATCACGCTGGTCTAACCATGCTTTATTCCCACAACGCCACCGCCCCAGCGCCCCTGCCGCACCGCATCCGCTTTGCGGACGGCAGCACCCGCACGGACGCCAGCACCTTCACGCCTGACGAGCTGGAGCGTGCCGGCTACTCCGGCCCCTACGAGCGCCCCGAGTGCAACCCGAAGCTGGAGACGATCGACTGGGACGGCAGCGCCTTTGTGGTGCGCCCCTACAGCTTCAACGAGCTGCAAATGCAGCACGCCAAGGTCCGCGATCAGCGCATCGAGCTGCTCAAGGCAAGCGACTGGACGCAGATTGCTGACTACGACCTCGGCGCTGATCGTGAAGCTTGGGCCGCCTACCGCCAGGCCCTGCGCGACCTGGCAGATGCGCCCAACCCATTTGACATCACCTGGCCGCAGCCACCCGCCACCACCTAGCCATGTCCCCCGTATTCGCCACCAACGGCGGCCTCTCCGGCGCCAAGCGCAACATCAGCACTGTCGCTGCTTCAGGCATCTGGATGTTGGAAGAGCAGGCACTGGCAAAACGGATCGGAACCTGGCCAGTCAGCGGAAATCCAATACCCGGGCTATCGCCGGTACTGTGGTACGACTTTGCTGACGAAGCAACAGTTACTACATCTGATACAGAAATCACGGCAGTTGCTAGCAAAGGAAGCCGTAACTGGACTCTTACCAAGAGCAGCACTGGCCCGCAGTACGTGACTGGTATCAACGGCAGAAAATGCCTGGATTGGGGATCGAGCGGGGCACATAACAACTTTATGAGAACAACTGACACAACTTCTACTGCGATTGGTGAGGTATATGTAGTTGTTGACGCCAATTTCGGCAGCGCCGGATTTGCTGGGGGCTACGCTGGCTTATTTACGGGAACAGGTGGAGGCGCGTGGTACGTGCTCGCCACAAACGGTGGAATGACAGAAAATGGAACAAATTTTGATCGTATGTACGTCAATGGCGGCGCTAGCAACAGATACTCAGACCTCCTATCCACCCCGAGTATCGACAATCCGGCAATTCTTCGGTTAAATAGCTCTTTCAATCCATACTTTAATGCTGCGGATGGCTTTCAGATTGGAAACGATCGCACCAACGGAAACCGTGGCTGGTGCGGTTTGGTTGGTGAGTACGTTGTATTCTCATCCGCGCTCAGCAGCGTAGACCGCGATGCTGTTCAGGCTCACTTGGCAGTGAAGTGGGGCATCACGCTGGTGTAGCCATGTTCTGCTTTTCTAGCCCCACCGCTTTCGCTAGCCCGAGGACTTAGCCATGCCTATGTTCGGTTACAACGGTGCCCTTCGCGGCAAATCCCGCACCCCTTCTTTATCCAGTGCCAGCGGTATCTGGGATTGCGGTGAGCAGTGTGATTCGCAACGCGCAGGCATTTGGCCCATTAGCGGAAATCCGATTCCAGGACTATCCCCAATTCTATGGTATGACTTTGCCGATGAGTCAACTGTCACAACGTCAAGCGGACAAATTGCGCAAATTACAGACAAAGGAAGTCTTGGTCGCACGTTAACTGCCAGCGCTACCGGACCCACCTACGCGACAACTATTAACGGGAAAAAAGTATCAAACTGGGGAACGTCCACACATACCAACTATCTACGCAACAATTCAGCAACATCGTTTACTATTGCAGAATTGTATATTGTCGCAGACAGTAGCGACACAAGTAGTTTTTCTGCCTATTCTGGCTTGGCGACAAGCGTAAGCGGCACAGACATTTTTCTGAATGGCAGTGTAACAGGATTTGAGGGACCGTTTGGACTGGTAAATAGGGTTTTCCTTAACGGAGGAACAAGTAACCGCTATAGCAACATTTTTACTGAAATTGAAAGTCCTTGTATTCTTAGAGCCGTAAACAGCGCCGGCACCGCAACTACTTCTACCGACGGTTTCCAGATTGGTATGGATAGAGGTAATGGAGGACGAGGCTGGCGTGGCTTAATCGCCGAGGTCGTGTGCTTTTCCTCTGTGCTCGGCAGCACAGATCGCGCAAGCGTACACTCGTATCTGGCCGCCAAATGGGGCATTACTCTCGCCTAAGCCTGCGGTGCGTCTTTAACACAGTTGCCCTTAATCCCCCTTTCGCGCCAGGTCCGCTACACTTGTCATAACTCCAGCGGTTCTACTTTTCTCGTAAACCCATGGCCAGCCTGATTTACCTATCGTGCCTGGACGACAGCGCCAAGGGCAACATAGATTTTGATACGGATACGTTTAAGGTTTTGCTTGTTACCGCGTCCTACGTACCGGACAAGCTTACCCACACCAAACGTTCCGCTGTAACCGACGAGGTTACTGGCACGGGTTACACTGCTGGCGGTGTTACCTGCACCTGTACGGTTGCAAAGTCCACGGTAAACAACGAAGTAACGCTTACATTCGCTGCTGTAAACTGGCCGACAGCAACACTAACGGCCCGCGGTGCCGTCTACTTTAAGTCCAGGGGTGGAGCGTCATCAGCAGACGAGCTTATCGCCTACGATGACTTTGGCGCCAACATCTCAAGCACCGCTCAGACCTTCTATCTGAACTCTTCGGTCCTTACCCTGCGCAATCTGACATGAGTACCATCGTAACTCGTTCCGGCAAGGGCACACCCCTTACTCACGCCGAACTCGACAGTAATTTTAGCAATCTAAACACCGATAAAGCTGGCTACGTCACGGGCGAGGGCGGTGCGGTAAGTCAAGCAACGAGCAAGGCAACAGGCGTAACGCTTAATAAGCGATGCGGTCAGATTACGCTTAACGGCGCCTCTCTTGCAGCATCTACCACTGTAAGCTTTACGCTTACGAATAGCACAATCGTAGCCACTGACATCGTTGTGCTGAACCACGTATCGGTAGGTAACCTAGGCGACTATGCGCTTAGCGCTAGGGCCGCAGCAGGATCCGCTACTATCGCAGTACGCAACCTCACTGCCAGTTCACTTTCTGATGCACTCGTCATTGGCTTTGCGGTAATCAAAGCAACCGCCGCATAAGCAATGAATTACGTTGTACTCGGATATTACGTATCTGGGTATGCCGAGGGCGACTCGGTTATCACGTCCTCGCTCCAGGAGGTTTCCCCTGGAGCGGTAATTGAGTTGTTCCAGCTCGTACTGAATACCGCACAACACGGCATAAACCAGACATTCTACTTTCACGCTGGCACCAATCAGCTTGAGAGCAACGTAGTTTGGCAAGGAAATACGTACCAAGCATTTCCCATCGAGGCCGAAGGGTTTGAGTGGGACGGTCAAGGCTCCTTACCCCGCCCTAAAATCCGCGCCGCCAACGTCCTAGGAACTTTATCAAACCTCATACTCTCCTTACCCGAAGGCTTAGAAGGTGCCAAGGTCGTGCGCATCCGCACCCTGGCACGCTTTCTCGATGCTATCAATTTCCCATCCAGCAGCAACCCAACCGCCGATCCCAACGCCTCTTGGGAACCGGAAATTTACTACATAGACAGAAAAGCGTCGGAAACTCGCACAGCAGTCGAGTACGAATTAGCCAGCGCATTCGATCTCGTAGGTGTTAGAGCCCCTAAGCGTCAATGTGTTGCCCGCTGCCAATGGGTCTACAGATCGGCCGAATGTGGCTACACAGGAATCACCTATTTCAACGACAAGGATCAGCCCGTAGGCTCTTCTGCACAAGACTCGTGCAGCAAGCAGCTCTCCGGGTGTGAGCTACGATTTGGGCAGTACGCCCAACTGCCATTCGGCGGCTTTCCGGGCATTGGAACCTTCTTCGTATGAGCTGGAAAGACGCCGCACTAAGCCATGCACAAGCGCTCGATCCGCACGAGTCATGCGGCCTTGTTGTAATTGTAAAAGGTAAGGAAACTTACTGGCCCTGCAAAAACATCGCAACTTATCCAGAGCAGATGTTCAGTATCTGCCCAAACGATTATGCGGAAGCGGAACAGGCCGGCGAAGTTGTGGCCATAGTACACAGTCATCCCGCATTCCCGACTACTGCCAGCAACGCAGACATGGTTGCAGCGGAAAAAACAGCTTTGCCATGGCACATCGTCAACCCCAAAACGCTGGCCTGGAGCACGTACACGCCCTGTGGCTACGTCGCACCGCTCATCGGTAGGGAATGGGTCTGGGGCGTGCAGGATTGCTGGACTCTTGTCAGGGACTGGTACGCAGAGCAGGGTATCGCTTTGCCCGACTGGGAGCGCCCCGTCAACCCTCTTGACTTTGCCGACGCACCCATCTTCGATGCGTGCTGGCCCGCTGCCGGCTTCAGGGAACTAAGCGACGACGAAGACTTACAACCTGGCGACGCACTGCTTATGTCAATCCAGTCAAACACAGGACTGAATCACTGCGGCGTCTACATCGGTGATGGCATGGTACTCCACCACCTACGCGGAAGACTCAGCAGCCGCGACATCTACGGAGGCTGGCTCCTTAAATGTACCGGAAGGAGGTTGCGTTATGTTGCGTAAGATCCGGCTATACGGAAGCCTTGCGAAATTCGTAGGCACCCGAGTCCTAGAGGCAGACGTACGCACAGCAGCAGAAGCCGTGCGCTTTCTTGTCACTAATTTTGATGGGCTTGAACAGCACATGGCTGACAAGCACTACAAAGTAATCACGCATACCGCAATAACACTAGACGAACTACACGATATAACTAATGTAGACACCATTAAGATTGTGCCAGCCGTCGAAGGCTCCGGTCCCGTGGGCCGTATTTTAGCTGGCATCGGACTTGTCGTTCTTTCCTTTTTCGTCCCATTTGCTGCTCCTTTGCTTCTTGGCATAGGCGCAAGCTTGGTGCTCGGCGGCGTAGCACAGCTGCTTACGCCAGTTCCGCGACTAGGACAGGGAGAAGGCTCGATAACAGACACAAAAAGAAGCTACAACTTCTCTGGTATTCAGCAGACGAGCCGAGCTGGCACGCCAGTACCGCTTGTTTACGGCAAGACCCTAGTAGGTAGCGTTGTTATATCCGCAGGCATTTCTGACGAAGTGCAGGTAGGCGCCTCCGCTCCACCGCCCACAATTACAATATCTGGCACAGCTCCGAACCAAATACTTACCGCGCCAAATGTATGCGAAATTAGGTCAATCCAATGGTTCCGCAACGGTGTGCCTATCCCCGGTGCAACGCAAAGTCAATACGCGCTCACGTCGCTGGACTACGACCAAACAATTACCGCCAATATCGTATGCTTTGACGGCAGCACAGTAATCACCGAGAATTTTGACGTACCTTTTGAGCCAACTGCCTACACGTACTGGCGAGCAGTTACGCCAGGAGGCGTATCAGGCTGGCTTCGCACTGATCAACATAAAGCAAGGTATATAGGAGCTGCTGATCTACCGGATCATTGTGGTCTTGACCCGGAGGGGGAGCGTGACTGGTTCCCTGGTAAAACTTACACAATGGCAGGGCCTTGCAGTCTTGGCGGATACCTGGGCGGGGTGTTTGCTGTGCCGCTAAATCCGGTTCCAGGTTCGGTCAACTCCCCACTCATACAGTGGTATGGCGGTGTTGGCCAGGACAACCCTTATCCCGTAACCCCAATTTCATTTGAATTTAGCACGGATGGCGTAAACGTCACAACGACGTGGGCTGGCATTACAGACTAAATGCTATGTTTTTTGATCCCCTGGGTTCACTCGCCACGCAAGTACAGGCCGACGAGCGCCTATCCTTATGCCATACCTGCGAGCACTACATAAGGCTGACTGGGCAGTGCTCTCTGTGCTATTGCTTTATGAACGCTAAGGTGTGGGCTAAGGGTGCGCAGTGCCCAATCAGCAAGTGGTAAGTCCATGACATCCTCGCAACCCTCTGTACAGCCACTGCACTCACTCGTTTCCGGCGCGGGCGGCAAAGGTAGCGCACCAGCCCCGCGCAAGCCCAGGACCGACGCGGACAGCCTCAACTCCACACAATACGCTAATGTCCTTGACCTAATTTCCGAAGGCGAAATCGAAGGCTTGGTAGATGGCTACAAGTCTATTTTCTTCAACAATACAGCACTTCAGAACTCAGACGGCTCATACAACTTTCAGGACGTAGAGATCCACCTCCGCAGCGGCACACAAACCCAGACCTGGATCCCCCTAGCCAGCGGCGGCGTAGAAGACGAAAAACCAGTCGGCGTCGAGGTACAGCAGGCATTCCCCATCGTAAAGACGATCACAGACATTCAAGTAGACGCAGTACGAGTTACTATCTCCATTCCGTCGCTGCAGCGAATTGATCAGGATACCGGCGACACCTTAGGCACCTCTGTTTCGCTAAAAATATCAGTCCAGTATGCCGGTGGCGGCTATACCGATGTAATTACAGACACTATCTCGGGAAGAACATCAGACGAATACCGAAAGCTTTACGTAGTGCCGCTGGCCGCACGCTCTGCAGGAATAAGCGCAGACATAAAAGTTACGCGCCTTACAGCAGACAGTAGCGATCAACTTCTGAATAACAAGACGATATGGAGTAGCTACACCGAAATTATCTACGCAAAACTGCGCTACCCCAACAGCGCTCTCGTCGGCATCCGCGTAAACGCACAGCAATTCAACTCCATCCCACAGCGCAGTTACCTAATCAAAGGCATCAAGGTTCAGATACCCGCCGGTGTAACCGTCGATCAAACGACGGGTCGCATCATCTACCCGCCCAACTTCATCTGGAACGGAACCCTCGGAGCTGCGGTCTGGACATCCTGCCCCGCATGGATCCTCTGGGATCTGCTCACAGAATCGCGCTACGGTTTCGGCGATCACATCAAAGCCACACATCTCGATAAGTGGGCTTTCTACGCCGCCTCTAAGTACGCCAACGAGTTGGTTGCGGATGGCTTTGGCGGTGAGGAAGCCCGCTTCTCCTGCAACGCAAATATCCAGACATCAGAGGACGCCTACAGACTCGTAAACGACCTCTTATCCGTAATGAGATGCCAGGGCTTCTGGAGCGCTGGAGCGCTTACCGTTGTTCAAGACCGCCCCGCAGATCCCGCATACCTGTTCACACTCGCCAACGTATCTAAGGACGGATTTGTTTACAGCAATTCCAGCCTAAAAACGCGGCCTAATGTGGCCGTTGTAAGCTACTTGGATCTTGATACGCGCGACACAGCTTACGAGGTAGCTGAGGATGTCGAGCTTGTAAATAAGTATGGTGTCGTAAAAACAGAAATAAGCTCGTTTGCTTGCACAAGCAGGGGCCAAGCTAACCGCCTGGGACGCTGGCTAATCTACACTGAGCGCTACGAAAAAGACGTTGTTACGTTCCAGTCCGGGCTGGAGGCTGGGCAGAAAATCCGTCCCGGTCAGATCATCAAAATTTCCGACCCCCTCTACGCTGGTTCGCGTCGTGCCGGTCGCATTGCCGCAGCGACCAGCACACAAATTACAATCGACAACGCAGCAGAAACCGATCTAAGCGGTGCGGCATCAAGCTCCCTTGTTTCTGTAATTCTGCCGGATGGAACGCTAGAAACCAGGCAGGTCTCCACGATCGCAGGCGGTGTAATTACCGTTACACAGCCCTTCAGCATCACACCCAATGCAAACTCCATCTGGGCGCTGGAGACCTCGATCGTAGAGACAACCCTATGGCGCGTCTTAGGAATAAAGGAAGAAGACGGCTCCCAATACGCAATAACCGCAATAGCGTATAACCCTGCGAAGTACGCTTACGTGGAGGATGCGGTGCCGCTCCAGCCACGGCAGGGCACTCAACTGAATCCTCTTCCGCCGGCCCCCCAGAATGTGCGTGGTACGGAGATCGACTTCGACCGCAACGGCGTCACCGTCAAGAAGCTCACGTTCTTCTGGACGGCACCCCCTGGTATCGGACAGTTCAGGGTTAAGTACCGGCCCGAGTCGGACTATTTTGTGACCGTAGACGTTCAGGGTTTTGTGTTTGACGTAGAAAACCCCAAGCCCGGTAAACACTACATACAGGTATCTAGCATTTCGTCTAGCTCAAACCTTAGTCAAGCTGTTCTGGGCGAATACACAATAGGCCCCTACGTAGTTACCGACTACGTTGACGCGGACTACGGAACCGCGTAAGCTCTGCCTATCGGCTGTCACTTCATGACTGTCAAAAGCAAAACCGGCGCCGCCCGCGTCGAGCATGTACCAGGCAAGCCCAAACTCACCCGCCAAGGTCAGGGCCAGCACAGCAAGCCCAGCCACGGCCGAAAGCTGCGGCGCGGCCAAGGTAAGCCGTAGCGTAACGCTACGGCGCCGCCATTGTGCAGAGCCGCTGCCTATGCAACCCTTGCGGGCTAGGCTGCCTATGCGACACCTCCACTTATGGCCGCCCCTACTCCCGAGCAAGTAACCGGCATCGTGGCTTCCTTGCTGGCCGGCTCCGAAATCCTCAGCCTCCTGCCTGGCGTCAAGGCCAACGGCTGGGTTCAGTTGATCCTCGCCGCACTGCGCGGCATCGCATCCCGCAAGCGCTAAGCCAATGGGCGAGCCAACGCACGGCGAGATCCTCCGCGCCATCGGCGTGCTGGAAGGCCAGCTCAAGCAGCTGCTTGATGCCGCCATAAGTGACAAAGGGGAACGCAGCAGCTTGGGCGTTCGTGTTGGCCGCCTTGAAACGCGCATGGCGCAAGTAATCATCCTCGCAGTGGTTGCTGCAATGCTCAGCCCCATCATCTGGTCTGAGATCAAAGGGGCCTTTACTTACAGGCAGCCACTGCCACAACACATGCAACGCCCATGAGTTCCCAACCCCTACGTCTAAGCGATCTGTTTAAGTTCTATCGGGGCCTTCCGCATCAGATGGCCGCCGTAAGCGAATTGGAAGCAGCAATAAACAAACGCGCTCCCCAACTCCTAAGCCGCGACCAGCCGTGGTTCAAGACCTGGAGCGTCCCAGGCAAGCAGACCGATCTTGCCGATGCGATCCAGCTAATCAAGGAGTTTGAAGGCTGCCACCTTAGCGCCTATCCCGATCCGCTAAGCGGCGGCGATCCTTGGACGATCGGTTACGGCACCACGCGATTTCCGGATGGCAGCGCCGTGCAGCGCGGCGACAAGATCAACGTAATCGAAGCTGACATGCTGCTCCGCCTTGAGGTGGATCGCATCGCCGAACGCCTCCGCTCCACCGTCCCAACCTGGAGCACAATGAACGATCCGCAACGCTGCGCACTTGTAAGTTTCGCTTACAACTTAGGCGCCGACTTTTACGGTAAGTCTGGGTTCGACACCATCAGCGCAGCGCTGCGCGACAAGGACTTCGCTGCCGTACCAGCGGCACTGCTGCTTTACCGCAACCCTGGTACGA